GGTAGAGATAGAAAAACTGTTCGATGAACTGGACAGTAGGCGTACAAATAAAGCCGCATATGACGATTTAATTGAGTTTTGTAAACTTATGCAGCCTGACTACCTAGTTGGGAAGCATCACCGCATGCTGGCCGACCTATTAATGGCTATTGAGCGTGGAGACAAGGACAGAGCCTGCGTAAATATCCCCCCGCGCCACGGAAAGTCCCAATTAGTGTCCATTTTCTTCCCCGCGTGGTATTTGGGACGTAATCCAGATAAGAAAGTAATGATGGTGTCCCACACTACCGACCTCGCAGTGGATTTTGGTCGTAAAGTACGTAACATTATCTCCAGTGAAGCCTATAGAGCCATATTCCCTACCGTAACACTCGCCAAAGACTCCAAATCAGCAGGTCGTTGGAGCACAAACATGGGCGGAGAGTACTACGCTTGTGGTGTTGGCTCCGCATTGGCTGGTCGTGGTGCCCATTTGCTGCTAGTAGATGACCCACATTCCGAGCAAGACGTAATTAATGGCAACTTTATCGTCTTTGAGAAGGCATATGAGTGGTTTACGTTCGGTGCTCGTACCCGTCTAATGCCCGGAGGTAGCGTAGCTATCATCCAAACTAGGTGGCATATGGACGATTTGACGGGGCGTGTGGTCAAGGATATGGCTCAAAACGAGCGATCTGACCAGTATGAGGTTATTGAGTTCCCCGCGATCCTCGATGTGGAAGATACGACCACCGGAGAGATAGTAGAGAAGCCTTTATGGCCCGAATTCTTTGATTTAGAGGCATTATTACGCACAAAAGCTTCTATGCCTGTGTTTCAGTGGAACGCTCAGTACCAACAGCAGCCTACAGCAGAAGAAGCCGCACTTGTTAAACGCGAGTGGTGGAACGAATGGGAGCACGAACACCCCCCAAGCTGCGAATATATCATCATGTCACTGGATTCGGCGGCAGAAAAACACAACCGAGCGGATTACACGGCCCTGACTACATGGGGTGTCTTTCTAAATGAAGAGACTTCAGCGTATAATATCATACTACTTAACAGTATAAAGCAGCGGTTGGAGTTCCATGAGCTAAAAGAGTTGGCCATGCAGGAGTATTCTGACTGGGAACCTGACTCGTTCATCGTGGAGAAGAAGAGTTCTGGTGTTGCCTTGTACCAAGAGATGCGTAGGATGGGACTACCGGTGTCTGAGTATACCCCCCACAGGGGATCAGGCGATAAACTTGCACGCTTAAACTCAGTATCTGATATTGTACAGTCTGGATTGGTATGGGTTCCCCAGACCCGATGGGCTGAAGAAGTTGTTGAGGAGATAGCGGGGTTCCCCTTTGCTAGCCACGATGACTTGGTGGATTCTACGGTTATGGCACTTATGAGGTTCAGGCAAGGTGGGTTTATTCGACTGCCCACTGATGAACCAGACGACATTAGATACTTTAAACACCGCAAGAGCGGGTTTTATTAAGAGGTTAGATCATGGCAATTGAAAAAGGGTTATACGCTGCTCCCGAGAGCATAGAAGAAATTGACGGTGAGTTGATGGAACCAGAACTTGAAATCGAGGTTGTCAACCCCGAAATGGTAACTCTGGATGACGGTAGCGTAGAAATCACTATCATTCCCGGCGGAGATGAAGACGACTTGCTAGGATTTGACGCTAACTTAGTAGAGGCGATGGACGAAGGCGAGCTAACTGAGCTGGCTGACGATCTTATCGGTATGGTAGACGCTGACGTAGAGGGCCGTAGAGAGTGGGCTGAAACTTACGTCAAGGGGCTAGACATCCTAGGGTTCAAGACTGAAGAGCGTACGACTCCTTGGGAAGGCGCTTGCGGCGTTAACTCCCCCCTCCTAGCAGAAGCTGCCATCCGGTTCCAAGCAGAGACCATGAGCGAGACTTTTCCCGCCGCTGGCCCTGTACGCGTAAAAGTATTAGGCGCAGAGACAAAAGAGAAGCTAGAAGCCTCTGAACGTGTTAAGGCGGACATGAACTACGAACTAACCGAGAATATGGTCGAGTATCGCCCCGAACACGAGCGTATGCTGTATAGCCTAGGACTCGCAGGATCGGCGTTTAAGAAGGTTTACTTTGACCCTAACCTAGGACGTCAGGCAGCCATCTATATCCCCGCAGAAGACGTTATCGTGCCCTACGGAGCGTCTAACATTGAGTCTGCGGAGCGTGTTACACATATCATGCGCAAGACTAAGAACGAGGTAATGAAACTGCAAGTAAGTGGTTTTTACTCGGGAGTAGAGTTAGGTGAACCTGAACCGTTCCACTCGGACATCGAAGAGAAGAAAGCCGAAGAAGGTGGCTACGATATTACCGATGATGACCGGTACACTATATACGAAATCCACGCAGACCTCCTTATCGAGGGTATAGACGATGAAGATGGTATCGCAAAGCCCTACATCGTAACTATTGAACGTAGTAACCATCAGATACTAGCTATACGCCGTAACTGGAATGAGATTGACCCCCTGACATTGAAGCGTCAGCACTTTGTACACTACGTATATGTGCCCGGATTCGGCTTCTACGGCCTTGGACTGATTCACATAATCGGTGGGTACGCTAGAGCCGGAACGTCGATCATACGGCAACTGGTGGACGCTGGCACCCTGTCTAACCTCCCCGGCGGATTAAAGTCCCGTGGCCTTCGTATTAAGGGCGATGATTCCCCCATCGAGCCGGGAGAATTTAAAGATGTGGACGTGCCTTCAGGTAGCATCCGCGAAAACATTATGACGCTCCCTTATAAGGAGCCAAGCCAGACACTGCTAGCGTTGCTTAACCAAATCACTACTGAAGGTCGTCGCCTAGGCGCTATTAGTGATATGAACATCTCTGATATGTCTGCAAATGCCCCCGTAGGTACCACACTAGCGTTGTTAGAGCGTACGTTGAAGCCTATGGCTGCGGTACAGGCACGCGTACATTACGCTATGAAGCTAGAGTTTAAGATGCTCAAGGCTATTATGGCCGAAGAAGCCACCGCTGAGTACGAGTATCAGCCCGCTAGAGGCGAAGTATCAGCCAGACAGTCTGACTATGCGATGGTTGATGTAATCCCTGTAAGTGACCCTAACAGCTCCACAATGGCTCAACGAGTAGTCCAGTACCAAGCCGTGTTGCAAATGTCACAACAAGCACCTCAAATATACAACTTACCCCAGTTACACCGCCAAATGATCGAAGTACTTGGGGTTAAAAACGCTGACAAGTTAGTCCCCACGGAAGACGATGTGAAACCTACCGATCCCGTAAGCGAGAACATGAACGCCTTAACAGGTACCCCCATAAAAGCCTTCCTGTCGCAAGACCACGAAGCTCACATTATGGCTCACCAGTCGTTTATGAAAGACCCCATGATTGCAGGAACTATCGGTCAGAACCCACAGGCGCAGCAGATTATGGCAGCTTTGAACGCCCATATCGCAGAGCACCTTGGATTCAGATACCGCGCTCAGATGGAAGACAAGCTGGGTGTCGCCCTACCACCACCAAACGAAGCGTTGCCCGAAGAGATTGAAGTCCAGTTGTCCCGACTTATATCCGAAGGTGGTAAGCAGCTTACCGCGCAACACGAGCAAGAAGCAGCGCAAAAACAGGCGCAGCAGAAGCAACAAGACCCTGTGGTGCAGATGCAGCAGGCAGAACTACAGGTCAAACAACAAGAAGTACAACGTAAAGCCCAGAAAGATCAGGGTGATATGCAGATAAAACAGGCTGAACTACAACTCAAAACCCAGAAGAGCCAAGCGGACATACAGAATGATGCCGCGCAACTTGAATTAGACAGGCAAGAGTTGGAGCTTGATGCTCAGAAAATGGGCGCAAAACTAGCTGCGGACAGAAGAACAGCTAGCACTAAACTCGACCTCGACTTAATGAAGACTCAAAGCGAGGCCGCAAACAAACGTAATAAGGAATAAACATGGCTACTACCGTCCTAGACGTGCTAAAGAAGAAAATCGAAGAGGACATCTCTTCTGCTCAAGAACATCTCAGTGGGGGCGCACCGAAAGACTACGCGTGCTACCGAGAAGTAGTTGGTTTGATTCGAGGTCTCGAAGCCAGCTTAGGGTACATAAACGACCTCTCGCGTAACTATTTGGATGATGACAATGACTGATCTAAGTAACGAAGTAACGGAAGAAGAAGTAGAAGCCCAACTGCCGAAACCTGTGGGATATAGGGTTTTAGTGGCTATGCCGGAAGTAGATGATACTTATGGTAGTAGCGGCATCATTAAGTCGAGTAAGGAAATGCACAACGAGCACATCATGTCGATCATGGGGCTTGTGTTGGATATGGGCGATGGTGCCTATTCTGATAAAGAGCGCTTCCCTACAGGGCCGTGGTGTAAACAAGGTGACTACGTAATGTTCCGCATGAACACTGGAACGCGTTTTAAAGTAGAAGGTGTTGAGTATCGTCTGATGAACGACGATTCAATTGAAGCTGTAGTAAGTGACCCCCGTGGCATAACACGAGCGTAAGGAGAGATAGTATGGGATTTCAACCAGTAGAGTACAAACTTCCGCATGAGCAGGAAGAAACCAAGCTAGAGATAGAGTCTAGCGGGTCAGTAGAAATAGATATAACTGGCAAGAAAGAAGCTAAAGAGTACGAAAACGAGACAAAATCAGAAGAAAAAGAAATAGAAGTTGAGGTTGTTGATGATACGCCAAAAGCTGATAGGGGCCGCAAAGCTTCCGCACCCCCTGAAGAAGTTACCGACGAAGAACTTGAGGACTACTCTGAGAAGGTACGTAAACGCATCCAACACTTCAGTAAAGGCTACCACGATGAGCGCCGAGCGAAAGAGCAGGCTAACCGTGAACGTGAAGAGCTAGAAAACTTTGCCAAGACCCTTGTTGACGAGAATACCAAGCTAAAAGGCGACGTAGGTAAGAATCAAGCTGCTTTGCTAGAGCAAGCTAAGAAAAACTCAGCTATTGAAGTACTTAGTGCCAAACGCGCATATAAAAGAGCGTATGAAGCTGGCGACGCAGACAAACTGCTGGAGGCCCAAGAAAAGTTAACTACTGCTAAGATAAAAGTAGATAAACTGGGTAATTACGAAGAGGGGGCTTTACAACAGGAAGAAGTTCCTGTACAAATGCCTCAAGAGACACGTCAAAAGCCAGATGCCAAAGCGTCCAATTGGGCAAGTGAAAATTCTTGGTTTGGTTCTGATGACGAGATGACAGCTTATGCTATGGGTGTCCATAGTAAACTTGTTAAACAAGGAATGGACACCACAAGTGACGATTACTACGAGACTATTAATTCTCGTATGCGAAACACCTTCCCCGAGGAATTTGAAGGGGAAACTGAAGAGCAAGAGGCCAAAACAACTAAGCGACAGTCAAACGTGGTTGCCCCCGCTACGCGGAGCACAGCACCCAAAAAGGTGCGATTAACGCAGACACAGGTAGCTATCGCTAAGAAACTTGGAGTACCGCTTGAACTATACGCCCAAAAGGTTGCTGAAGAGATGAGGAAAATATAATGGCTAATAACAGACTTGATCGTGAACTAGAAACCCGTGCAAAAACGGTTCGTAAAGCAGCTTGGACTAGGCCAGAGGTTCTACCTTCGCCCCACCCCGAGCAAGGATACGCGTTTCGCTGGATTCGTGTGAGCACCCAAGGAAATATTGATGCTACTAATGTTTCTTCTAAAATACGTGAAGGTTGGGAACCTGTTAAAGCAACAGATCACCCAGAAATTACGCTTGTCGCTATTGAAAACGAAAGATTCAAAGACAACGTAGTTATTGGTGGCCTACTGCTTTGTAAAGCACCTACTGAGATGGTTGAACAACGTACTGACTACTACAACCAACAAAGTAAGGCACAGCTTAATTCTGTGGATAACAACCTTATGCGAGAGAACGATCCTCGTATGCCGCTATTTAGCGAGCGGAAATCTAAAGTTACCTTTGGTAAAGGTACCTAAACTAAAATTTATTTGGAGTAATTCAAAATGGCTCTTACTGCCGCACCATACGGGCTACGCCCCGTAAAACGTGCTGACGGCCTGCCTTACGCAGGTGCTACGACTCAGTACTTGATTGACCCTGCCGGAGAAGCTACTAACATCTTCAACGGACAGGTTGTGTTTATTGGCGCTGATGGATACATCGCTATCGCTACTGGTACTGGCGCTAACGCTGGCGCACAGGCATTCCCAGTTGCAAACAGCTTTACTGGCGCTCTAGGCGTGTTTATGGGTTGTGAGTACGTTAACGCGCAAGGTCAAGTGATCTTTAGCCAATACTACCCTTCTGGCACTACTGGTGTTGTTAAGGCTTACGTTGTTGACGATCCAAACGTATTGTTTCAAGTTCAGTTTGATGGCGCTGTTGACCAGTCTGACATCGGAGCTAACACGTTCTTCGCTGCTGCTCAAAGTACTGCTACTGGCGATACTGCTACTGGTAACTCTACAAGTGCAGTTGAATCAACTACTGTAACAACCACTGCGGCATTCAGAATTGTTTCTGCCGTTTCCCCTCTGACTGATGCCTTCCCTGACGTACTTGTTAAGTTCAACGTCGGATACAACAGTTCAACTAACGCCGTAGGTCTATAAGGAGCTAACTAATGGCTATTTCAAGAGCGCAGTTATTAAAAGAGTTACTCCCCGGCCTGAACGCCCTGTTCGGTTTAGAGTACGCAAAGTATGGTGAAGAGCACAAAGAGATTTTCGAGACTGAAACCTCTGACCGTTCTTTTGAAGAAGAAACTAAGCTGTCTGGTTTTGGCGCTGCACCTGTTAAGGGTGAAGGTTCTGCCATCGACTATGACAACGCGCAGGAAGCATGGAGCGCACGCTACACGCACGAAACCGTTGCAATGGGTTTCTCAATCACTGAAGAAGCGATTGAAGATAACTTGTATGACTCCTTGTCATCTCGTTACACCAAAGCACTGGCTCGCGCTATGGCATACACTAAGCAAGTTAAAGGCGCAGACATCCTGAACAACGCTTTTGCTGGCACTACCTTTGGTGACGGACAAGTACTTTGTTCTACTGCTCACCCATTGGTTAATGGTGGGGTTAACTCTAACCGTCCTGCGGTTGGTTCAGACCTTAACGAAACTTCTTTGGAAGCCGCTGTCATTCAGATCGCTGGCTGGACTGATGAGCGTGGTCTCCTGATCGCCTCTAAGCCTAAGAAGCTCGTTATCCCACCTGCCCTGCAATTCGTAGCAACCCGTTTGCTTGAGACTGAAGGACGTGTAGGCACTGCCGACAACGATCTTAACGCCCTCAACAACAACGGCTCTGTTCCACAGGGTTATGCAGTTAACCATTATCTGACTGATACAGATGCTTGGTTCCTGTGTACTGACGTTCCTAACGGTCTGAAGCACTTCGTTCGTAGCCCAATGGCTACTTCTATGGACGCGGACTTCGATACTGGCAACAGCCGTTATAAAGCTCGTGAGCGTTACTCGTTCGGTGTATCTGACCCATTAGGTATCTTCGGTTCTCCCGGCGCTAACTAATCGCTTAGTAACATGTTGTACTAGGGGGGCTTCGGCCCCCTTTTTTTATGTTTGACTTAAAGTTACACACTGTGATATGTTTACCCTTATCGGGAAACAATCCGGTGAATCTGACAGACCCGACTGACGACATGTAGACAGATTTGCCTTAACTCACATGTGAGAACTCTATAATGGCTAATACTACTTTTTCCGGCCCTATCCGCGCCGGTAACATCCGAAACACCGTAGGTACTACTGTAGGTACTGACGTAGCTAACGTAGGCTATGTTGTAATGACTCAACAGCACGTAGCTGACCTATCAGGTGGCGCACTTACTGCATCATCTACTAATATAGTTATTCCCGCAAACTCTAAGATTGTTAACATTCTAGTTGACCTAGAGACGGCTGCTAATACAACTACTAATATAAGTGTTGGTCAAGCGGGTGGAAATAACAATACTTTCATTAACGCTATCGCTTCAGGCACAAGTGTAGGACTTAAAACAATTACCACGCAAGGTGGTGGTACGCTAGAGTGGAAAGATACGGGTTCTTCTGATCTACGTCTTACTGTTACTTCTTCTGCTGGAACTAACGCAGGTAGCGCGGTAATCACTGTAATGTACGCACAGGCGTTTAACACTGCAATTCAACCGTAAGGAGTAGGTTATGTCTTCTGACATTCAATCGACATTTATATCTGCGGCAGTAGCAAGTGCGACGGCTATATCCACCGCTGCGGGAGTAGGTAATAACGCTGCTCTCGTGCTTGTTGGGGGTAGTCCTTTTACCCTTGACGCGGCTAGGAAAATTACTATCACTTCTGCGGGCGACGATAGCGGAAAATCTTTTACTATTGTTGGACTAGATCAAGATGGTAACGCCGCTACTGAAAGTCTTGTAGGCGCAGATACTGGCGTAGTAACAAGTGCTGGATATTACACTTCTATCACTTCTATTACAGCAGTGGGTAACCCTGCGGCCAATGTAAGCGCAGGTACTTCTAACAGCGTAGCAGCTCCTATATTTGGGGGTAGGTTACGTTTGAAGGGTCTATACGCAGTTAACACAGCTACAGCAGGTACTATTACGTTCAGAGAGACTAGCCCTACAGGCAATATCCGTATGCAGTTTGCTACGGTAGCTTCTGCGACTACTTCTGAATACCCTGATGTACCGGACGATGGAATACTGTTTAAAGACGGAGGGTATATAGATTATTCCCCCGCCAACATGTCTTCTATAACTGTGTTCTATGCGTAATTACTACGCTAAAGGCGGGTCAGTAAGTAAAGGCACCGGTATGAAGGGCATGAGCCAGAAGAGCGGCGACAAGCGCTCTACTAAGTCCGGTGCCGGTATGACTGCTAAAGGAGTAGCGAAGTACAGGAAGAATAACCCCGGCTCCAAGTTAAAGACTGCGGTTACCGAGGATAAACCCACTGGCAAGCGAGCAAGTAGGCGTAAGTCTTACTGCGCTCGTTCTGCGGGACAAATGAAACAGTTTCCTAAAGCGGCTAAAGACCCTAATTCAAGGTTGCGGCAAGCTAGGAAACGATGGAAGTGTTAGGAGAATAACATGATGAACAGAAGCTCCATGCAAAAACAAATGATGAGTAAAGGCGGAAAGCTAAACATGGTCAAGGGGAAGGACGGTAAGATGGTTCCCGACTATGCGGCTGACGGCAAGGGCAAGATGAAAGCTGGTGGAATGGCCAAGGCGTATCAAGAAGGCGGCCCAGTAGTCCCCACTAAAGAAGAGTACGAGGCTATGTCTCCAAAAGAAAAAGCAGCCCACGATAAAAAAGTTATGATGCAGAACTTGAATCTTAGTCCTAAAGAGGAAGCAGCCAAGAAAGCTATGATGAAGAAAGACCCAGAAATGGGAAGGAAGAAACCCACCATGAAGTACAAGGAAGGTGGTATGGCTAAGAAGCCAAAGGCTAAAGCTCGCGGTTACGGCATGGCTCGTGGTGGCAAAGTTTGTAAGATGCGCTAATGCGTACTTACTACCGCAAAGAAACTAGCGCGTGTGGGTACAAGGAAGGTGGTACTGTAAAAGACGCGTGCTACAAGAAAGTAAAGAAGCAATATAAAGTGTTCCCGTCAGCATATGCTTCGGGGGCCATTGCTAAATGCCGGAAGAAAAAGGCTGGTAAGTAATGCGTAAGAAGATACGCAAGACAGAGAAAGGTGCTTCGTTAAAGCGTTGGTTCAAAGAGGACTGGAAAGACGTTAGCACCGGTAAGGCGTGTGGTCGAAAGAAGGGAGACGGTCGTGGCACTCCATATTGCCGTCCTAGCAAACGGGTATCTGAAAAGACTCCTAAGACCTCTGGCGAGATGTCTAGCGCCGAGAAGAAAAAGAAGGTAGCCGAGAAGAAGAGTCTTGGCCAACCAGCAGGAAAACCTAGGCGTGTAACAGCCGCCAAAAGGAGAAAAAAGTAATGGGTATGGGCGTCAAGCACTACAAAAAAGACGGTAAAGAACACAAAGGCGGTCTACACAAGATGGCTGATGGGAGTCTTCACACGGGCAAAACCCATACTAAGACTAGTGTAAAGTTGTTCCACTATGGCAATCTATCTAACAAAGCCAAAGTTAAAGCTAAATCAGGATGGGGTAAGTAATGGCTACATCAAATAGTGCGACGTTTAACATGGAGTTCACGGACATTGCCGAGGAAGCGTTCGAGCGTGCGGGACGGGAAATGCGCTCTGGGTACGATTTAAAGACCGCTAGACGTTCCATGAACCTGCTTACTATCGAGTGGCAGAACCGTGGCATAAACATGTGGACTATAGATAGTGGAACTATTGACCTAGTTCAAGGACAGACGCAGTATCCCCTACCCGCAGATACCATAGACTTACTAGAACATCAGGTACGCACAGGCAGTGGCAACGTGGCGACTCAATCTGATCTCAACCTAAGTCGTATTAGTGTGAGTACTTACGCGTCCATCCCTAACAAGTTAACACAAGGCAGACCTATCCAACTTTATATAGAGCGGCTGCGAGATGCCCCCCTAGTAAATGTTTGGCCTGTGCCAGACACCAACGACTACAAATTATACTACTGGCGTATGCGTAGGATCGAAGATGCGGGTAGTGGCGTACAGACTCCAGACATGAACTTTAGGTTCTTCCCCTGCCTAGTAGCGGGGCTAGCGTACTACATAGCAATGAAACTGCCGGAGATGATGGATCGGGTACCCCTACTTAAAGCGGTGTACGACGAGCAGTTTGAGCTAGCCGCAGGAGAGGATAGAGAGAAAGCGTCAGTTAGATTCGTACCCCGTATGGGATATATGTAGTCATGTCTAGCCAATTCGCCTCTAGTAAGAGAGCAATAGCCTACTGCGACATATGCGGATGGGAATACAAACTAAAAGAACTACGTAGTCTAGTTGTCAAGAGCAGAGATACTAACATAAAGGCGTGTCCTGAGTGTTGGAACAAAGACCATCCCCAGTTAAGGTTGGGAGAGTTTCCGGTCAATGATCCTCAAGCGTTACGTGATCCACGACCTGATACCAGTTTGGGTGAGTCAGGAGACTTTAGTAGTAGAGGCACTCAGTGGGGGTGGAACCCTGTAGGTGGCGGATTTGACCCCTATAATTTAACTCCTAATACTTTATTAATTAGTGGTATTATAGGCCAAGTTACAATAACGACTTAATAGGAACAAAACGATGAAAGAAGTAAAAGTAACCAAGAATAAGGGTGTGCAGCCCTACTCTAGTGCGTGTAAGCCGTGCATGGCTGACGTTAAAACTTCCGGTATCAAAGTTCGCGGTACTGGCGCAGCAACAAAAGGCACTATGGCTCGCGGCCCAATGGCGTAAACTATGAACTACACCGAACTAAAAGCCAATATCCAAGACATTTGTGAGAACACGTTCACCGATGACCAGCTTGCTATGTTTACCCAACAAGCGGAGCAGAAGATATACAGCTCGGTTCAAATCCCTGCGTTGCGTAAACTAGATGACGGGCCATTAGTACAGACAAATAAGCTGTATACCTTGCCCAGTGACTTTTTATACACGTATAGCTTGGCCGTTATAAGCAATAGTACTTACACGTACCTGCTGAACAAAGATGTTAACTTTCTGCGGGAAGCCTACCCCGTAAACACTGCGGCTAACTACGGCACTCCCAAATTTTACGCTTACTACGACGAGACTAAGCTAGAGTTTGCCCCTACGCCTGATGCTAACTACGAGATAGAACACATATACGGGTACTACCCTGCTTCTATAGTTACCGCAGGTACTACTTGGCTAGGTACAAACTTCGACTCCGCGTTGTTAAATGGCGCTTTGGTAGAAGCTATACGGTTTATGAAGGGCGAGCCAGACCTTGTTGCGAACTACGAAAAAATGTTTGCTCTGGCTATAGGACTGTTAAAGAACTTGGGTGACGGAAAGTTACGTCAAGACATGTATCGTTCTGGGCAATATAGAGTTACCCCCACTTAGGTAAATACGAATGTCAATCAGCCAAGCAATGTGTACTTCTTTTAAAGTCGCTCTACTAGACGCAGAGATGGATTTTAGTGCGAATACTACACAAACATTTAAGATAGCGCTGTACACTTCTAGTGCTAGTATAGACGCTACTACGACAGCTTACACCACTGATAACGAGGTAGTAGGCACGAACTACGTTGCGGGAGGAAATACGTTAACTATTTCTACTAACCCTACAAACGGAGGCTCTGGCACAGTAGCTTTCCTAGACTTTGCAGACACTACATGGGCATCATCTTCTATTACCGCCCGTGGCGCTTTAATATACAAGGCGGGGGGTACTAACCCTGCGATAGCCGTGTTAGATTTCGGGGCGGATAAAACTACTAAAACCAGCGCCTTTGTAGTGCAATTCCCCGCCGGTGATGCTGCTAACGCCATAGTGCGGGTAGCGTAAACAAATAACTTAGCCGTGTGAGGCCAAACAAATGACAACGCAATATACTCCAATTCTAAAACTAGCCCTGCCAGTGCAGGGTGAACTTAGCGGTACGTGGGGAGATGTAGTAAACGACAACATAACCTCGATGATCGAACAGGCTATTGCGGGACGACTAGTTATAAATACTTGGTCTAGTAACTCCCATGTTTTAACTACTGCTGATGGTACTACCGCAGAAGCTCGTGCAGCCATGCTGTCTTTAACTGATTCAGGTACTCAACTTAGTGCCGCAGGTACTGTAGTCTGTCCGGCTCTAAGCAAAACGTACATCGTTAAGAACGGCGCAGGGCAAATAATTACGGTTAAAACAGCTTCTGGTTCTGGTATTGCTATTCCTAACGGTAAGACAATGCTTGTGTACTGTGATGGTACCAACGTATTAGAAGGCGTAGATCACGTAGTTACGCTCTCTGCGGGCACGCTTACTATTACTGGACTTACTACTTTTGCATCTTTAAAAGGAGCTGACGCAACAACAGTTACGGGCATTCTTGACGAAGATAACATGAGTTCTAACAGTGCTACTAAACTCGTTACTCAGCAGTCTGTAAAAGCGTATGTTGACGCTCAAGTTGGCTCTTTTGATACTCTTGCTGAAGTTCTAGCTAGCGGTAATACTACTGGAGGCGCAGACATTGTTGCTTCTACGGATGACAAGGTTCAGTTCCGTGATGCCGCGATATATATAAACTCTAGCGCCGATGGTCAGCTTGATATTGTTGCCGATACTGAGATTCAAATAGCCGCTACAACTGTAGACATTAATGGTGCTGTAGCACTTAATGGTGCAGTTACTGGAGCTACTAACATTACATTAAGCGGTGAGCTTGATGCGGCTACAGGTGACTTCTCAGGCGCAGTAGATATTGACGGAGCTTTAGACGTAGCAGGAACAACTAACTTAGACGTTGTTGACATTGATGGTGCTGTAGACATGGCTACAACGCTTGCAGTAGCAGGCAATGTAGCTTTTAGTAGCGACTTAGATGTAGATGGAACAACTAACTTAGACGTTGTTGATATTGATGGCGCTGTGGATATAGCGACTACTGCTCTTGTTACAGGTGTTTTGACCACCACTGCGGCTACTGTGTTTAATGGCGGCTTTGCTTCCAATGCTGATTCTATTCTTGGTACTGATAAAAAGGTACAGTTCCGTGATGCCGCGATCTACATCAACTCAAGCGCAGACGGCCAGTTAGATATAGTCGCTGACACAGAGATTCAGATAGCGGCTACAACGATTGATATTAATGGTGCTATCAACGCAAGCGGTGAGATCATTGCGGCTAGTTTGGATATTAGTGGCAACATAGACGTAGACGGCACTACTAATCTAGACGTAGTAGATATAGACGGTGCTGTGGACATGGCTACAACCCTTACAGTAGGCGGCAACGTAGACTTTAACGGCGATCTAGATGTTGACGGCACAATAGAATTTGATGCTATATCAGGCACAGGCTCTGTAGCAATAACGGACATTGCTGATGAAGATGATATGTCTTCTAACAGCGCAACAAAACTAGCCACTCAACAATCTATTAAAGCCTATGTAGACTCCCAAGTAACTGCTCAGGATTTAGACCTGACTGACGGAACTACAAGCATTTCAATCGACTTAGACTCAGAAACTCTAAGCGTACTAGGCGGCACTGGCGTAACCTCTACTGCAAGCGGAAATGGCGTGACACTCGCTATAGACAGCACTGTAACTACGCTTACAGGCTCACAAACTCTTACTAACAAGACCCTTACTTCTCCTGACGTAAACACTCCTGACATTGATGGTGGTACTATAGATGGTACTGTAATTGGTGGGGCTACTCCGGCGGCAGGCTCGTTTACGACCGTAGGCGCTACAGGAAACATTACAGTTGGCGGCACAGTTGACGGCGTAGATATTGCTACCCGTGATGGTGTTTTGACTACCACTACTAACACCGCTAACGCTGCGTTACCTAAAGCTGGTGGAACTATGACTGGCGTAGCTGTTTTTGCAGCGGGCATTACAGAAGACGCTGTAACGCTTACCGGAACCTCTACAACTATTGACATCTCAGCCGCTACTAACTTCGTACACGACCTCACAGGCGCTACTACTTACACGTTTAGCAACCCAGCGTCCACAGGCAACGCCTCCAGTTTCACGCTCAAGATTATCCAAGACTCAACAGCCAGAGCAATTACTTGGCCTTCTAGTGTTGACTGGGCGGGCGGTACAGCCCCTACGCTAACAGCGACTAATAACGGTGTAGATGTGTTTGTGTTCTATACCATTGATGGCGGTACAACCTACTACGGCTTTACGGCTGGTCAGGCGATGGCATAATGGGTAGAGTTGCTGATAAACTTATTAAGGCTAAGACTGCTGCTGTTGCTGCTACGGTAGGCATTACAGGCACCCAGTCTACTAAACTTACGACTATAGATATTTCTGACCCCACTTCAATGTCTATTTTAGATACTAACACGGCAGGTCTTGAAAGCGGTGTTTTTAACGCGGCCATAGATGGTAACCAAGTGTATACAGCGGCGCAGAACAGTGATTCTGTTAATTCTTACGACTTGTCTAATCCTTCTGCTATTAGCCACTCAGATACACTAACAGATAATACTAATCTAAACGGTGCTTATGGCATTGCTATAGATGCTGATAGAGATTTATTATTTGTGAGCGCACATGTAAGTAGTACAGACACGTTAAACTCAATCAACATATCTAACCCTGCTAGTCTAGTTATTAGAGACTCGTTAAAAGACGCTACTAATTTAGATTTTCCTTACGGCATAGCCATAGATACTACTAATGAAATTGTGTATGTTACATCTGTTTCGGACGATTCTTTAACCTCAGTAGACTACTCAGACCCAGATAACTTAGCAATCCTTAGTAAGTTTGCAGATGCAGACATGGACGGAGCTAGAGATGTAGGTTTAGATTTAGCAAACAATCGTGCTTATGTCTGCGCTAATCTTGAAGACAGTATTACCTGTGTAAATATTAGTAACCCTTCTAGCATGAGTAAAGTAGGTTCTCTTATTGATAACACTAATATTGACCAACCCTATGCTATCAAACTAGATTTAGCAAGAAACGTAGCATTTATGACGGCTATTGGCAGTGACAATTTTATTGCTGTAGATATTAGCGACCCCACAAACATGGCAGTTTTAGATACCATTACACATTCAAGTATTGCCAACCCAAGAGGCTTTGACATAGATTTAGTAGGTAATACTGCGTTTTTGTCAAATTTAGGCTCTAACTTTATAACGGCAGTAGATATTTCAGACCCTTCTAGTTTGTCCATAGCAGGCAC